CTCATCACCACATCACAGTTTATACTGTGAAAAGTAAAGATTTATAATAGTTACAGTTGTAATTGAAAGTCTTTGCTTTGGCACTGAGTTTCATCATTTCAGAAGGGAGGTCGCTTAAAGTTGTTAGCGATAAATGAATCAGAACTCAGAAATCGCCTCGATTCAGGGTCAACAAAACGCTTATCATCTTTTAGAAAGCGTCTTGCCAATGATGACCATCGTCGGATTTTTGATGCATCTGCTGTTGAGGTGATTCGTGAATTTTCTTTATCACCTAAAGCTGTTGATGAGGAGCTTAATTACTTATTTAATCTCAAGGAAATTCACAATGGGGAAGAAATTCCCTTCTCTAGGTCCTTTAAATCATATTCTATGATGGAAGAGACTTGGAAATCATTTCGCAGACCTGAAATTGGATCATTCCTATGGAATGAACATGCTCAGGCTGCTATTAAAGTAGTCCGTGAGCGTTATCCTCACGCTAAGCTAAGAGCTCTTCAATATGATTCTGATAGTAGTATTGAAGATGCAATTACTGATCTTAGCACCTCTTCTGGTTGGACCGGTATTGTTACTGGAAAGATGAAGAAGAAAGATTTAATCAGTAATTCTTACAGGACACTCATGTCCAAGATTCAATCAGCAATTGGAAACGGCAGTTTCAACTGTCCGGTGCTTCCTGGTGTTCGTACCCAGTGTTCGGGAGAATACTCAGAAGATGGGAATAGGACGTATGAATGCAAACATAAAACTAGGCCTATCTGGATGACGGATGCATATCAATTGTTCGCGGAGCGTATGTTTGCTAAGCCGTTAACCGAATGGTTAGCTCAATATGAGTTTTCTGCTGTCGGTAAGAATGACGAATACATTTCACGTTTCGTACATGCATGTCAAATTGATCGCTATGATTTCATCTCGTTGGATTATAGCAAATACGATTCGACTATTCCTTCATGGTTGGCTCGTGCTGCATTTGATATTGTAGAGAGCTCATTCTGTTTAACAGATTATGAGAGAGAGTTATTGCATGTTCTGTCTAATGATTTCATTTCCAAAAATTTGATAACTAAAGATGGTGTGTGGCATATCGCACATGGTGATCCATCAGGCAGTGGATTCACAACCATCATTAATGGAATTTGCAATGAAATTATTACTGAAACATGGTCTCACTTTATCGGTACTATGCCATTAAAATATTTAATTATGGGTGATGATAATCTCATCTTCATGCATGATGATATTGATAAATCCATCATCGCCTCATATATTAAACATAATTTTGGCATTATAGTTAACGTTGATAAAACTACGAGTGGATCGTGTTTGCAAGATCCAATGTTTTTATCACGTAAATGGACTGCTCAAGGTCCATACCGTAATCCAAACATTCTTTTGTCCATGATAGCATATCCCGAAAGGGAGCGGAGGTATGAAGGAATAAAGGAATTGACTCCAGAATTGGTCATTTTCTCCTACATCATTGCTTATCGTGCTGGCATGGAGCACCTTATAGATGTTGGAAGATTTCTTAAGAAATGGGGTGAGATTCTAAGCGGTCATGAGTGGAATCAGGCGCTCGTTAATGAATTACCGTATAATGTAAGAATGGTGAGTGAGATTGACGGAAAATTTAGTCCTAAGAAGCTTTTGCGATATGTATATAGGACTGATCGGCGTGTCGGCGCAGTTTAAAAGTATTGTGACGGCACAATGCTTGTCTACAAAACTGG